AGACAATTTAAAGTCAGGGATTGGAATCAAAGCTGATCACACATTGGTAATTGGTCGAGAAAGAGTTCGTATTCTAGCTGGACTTGCAAAATTTTCCCCAGACGAGAGACTTGTTACTGGTTCAAAAGATGTTAGTGCCAAGATCGAAATTGGCGCCATCACCGAAGATGACTTTCAACCAGCAGTTCGAGGAGATAATTTAGTAAAATATCTTTACGAACTTCAAGATGTTATTGATACATTGGCTGCAAAAGTTGACTCTTTGGAATCAGAATTGGCTCTTTATAGAATTGCTCTCGCTGGTCACGTTCACGTTGTTGTCGGTGCAGGACCGTCCACCCCATCGCCATCGGCAGCAGTCGAGGGTCTTCGAGGAGTTAGAAAATTATTTTCTCAAAAACTTGATGGTGTCATAGAAGAGTTTCACAAGGCGAAAACAATACGTCAGCATTTAGGAACCAAATCTGGTGGACTAAAAGGTGTTCCAAGTGATTACATTTTGAGCAACACTGTGTTTATAGGAAGATAACATGTCAGAAAATTTTGAACAATTTCAACCAAAGGTTTGTGATGGCGCTTTGGATCCATTACCGTTGAAGAAGCTATGTCCAGCTTGTACTCCAAACAAATCATTTGTTGCTCCTGACTGGAGGCAGATTCCCGAAGAGACTTATCTAGATGAAGCAGCTTGTGAATACAGAATTTGCGTGACAATTAATAACGAAGGGAATTCATTCACAGCTGCAGAGTTTCGAGATGCCGTTGAGTCCAACAAGTATCCAACCAGAGAACATCTTTTTCGTTCTTTTATTCAGCCTGCAATTCGATTGATGCTTGAAGACACGGACAAGCTGATAGCACAACAAATAATTTGTGCATCTCATGATGGCCCTGCATTTGCCGGACGCGTTGCTAACGAACTACTTCAGAAATATGATAACTTTGATGGCATCTTCTTAGATCTTAAAGATGATCCTCTCGGAGAAGCGAAAGATTGTCCTGATCTTGTAACAAACACTGTGTTTGGAGCAACCTCATTTGATCCCGAAGAGCCTTTGTCTTTCACTCAGTTTGTCCTACAGAACATTTCAAATGAAGTCAAGAACCCATTTGCTCTCGAGCTTTACACGAGAGCTATCGATTTTGACATCGATCCAATGCAAAATTTATTGAAGGTACTAGTTTCAATCCCAGCTTTTATCCTTGATGCTGTTCCAGACAATCCAACAGGCCAAGAAATTCAGCAAGCAGCCGAAACAACAAATGGAGAAGTTGAAATAGATATTAAAAAATTCTTTGGGCAAATCTTCAGGCTAAAATCTTCGCTGGGTGTTTATTCAACTTATCAATCTTACTTTTACCAAACTCAAGATGGTTTTTTGAAATTCAAGGAAAGTGGAAAAGATTATTATGCATCGTCATTCATGGGCAAGATCGATCAATTCTATGATGATTTGAAAGCTGAGGCAAACAATAAAAATAAGCCACGCAAGAAACGATGGAACATTAGGTCCAACATTCCAAGTCTCACGGTTAAAAACGCTGACAAAATAAAAATAACTTTTATGACCGGTGATGATGGAAATCCTTATCGAATCAAGAGAGTCGAAGCCAAGAAAGAAGGGTGCGAGTATCAGCGAATCTGTGGTCGTAACAGTAAGTTTGCAAAGAAGTATAGTCGAAAACCAACTGTGATGAACTACATTGCCAAGATAAATGAGATAGACACAGCATTACAGGCTCGAGAGTCTTATCCTTGGTTAGATTTTTTGGTCAAGTTTACCTATCCTCTATTGGTAGTCGACTATGGAACCCTCAATGAAGAGTCGGTCACTGATTCTCTAGGCGAGTGTGTTGCAAATAATGTCAAGGAATTTGGAGGAGAACTTAAGGACTATGTCCTCAACGAAGCATTGAGCCTTGTTCAATCTATTGCTTACGAATTCAATTCAAAAGAATCGTGCCAAGATCTATTGGCAGAACCAGAAATTGAAAAAAAGTATTTCCAAAAGAATCCAACGCCTGGATTGGATGCGAAAAAGGAAGTCAATAAAGCACTAAATGAAAGCGAAGATGGAGCCATGGAGAGAGAATATTCTGAAATGCGTAAAGAAATCTCTTCATTGGAAGAAAAATTGAGACTTCTAGAAGTTAGCTACTCTTCAATTGAAAACCTATTGGAGCTTAGAGAATCTGACGAGTTAGATTTCGACCTTAACGGTGGACCATCAGAAGTGGGTGCTTCAATAAAAAGAGACATAAGGCAATACACAAAACAACTAGAGAACATAGACCGAGAAAAGAAGAGTGCAAACGAAGAAATAGAGAGGATAAAAAAACAAGCTGACGCTTTCAATCAAGATTCTGCCGATGGAGAGTTGTCTAGACAAAGCAAGAGGCAACTTAGAAAAAATGCTGCCAAGAGAGCTAGAAAAGAAAGTAGAGCAGAAGGAAACCCCTATTTCAAAGAGGCTAAAAAGCTTGCCCTTGAAGAGCTAAAACATCAAACCGGAATTTTGTCGTCACTTGTTGACATGGAGACATTCATAACATCAGGTAAGATCACATCTCCAAAAGCAAATGAAAAAGCCAAATCAGAACCGGAAACTCTACTGAAAAAGCTAACTCTCTGCAATGTTCAGTCCTTGACCATTAATGCAATCCAATGTCTGTTCTCGGGCGTAACGCAAGAAGCAGCCTTCAAAAAGATTGTTGAATCTGCTCTCAAAGCGATGGATGTTGATGTTATGGGCTTCTTCATTCAAGGTCTGCCACCGGCAAAACAATCTGAACTTCGAGAAATGGCGAGAGAGAAGTGGGCAAACATGCCAATGCCGTGGGAAGAAGGATATAGCGCAGGATCATCTCAGGACGCAAATCCTTATTTGAGATATTTGGGCACAAGCAAAGATCAAGGAGTCGAAGCTTTAAAAGATAGATTAAACACAGAGTTGGCAGAAATCGAGAGACAAATTGAAGATAAAAATATTCAACTTAATCTTGGAGGAGAGAGTGACTTAGAAGCAACTCAATTTCTGGAAGATGACCTTGCAGCGATGTTTGGTGTGACAACAGATGAGAACGCAACACTACAAGAAGTTCAAGAAGCGGAAGAGAGAAGATTTAAACTCAATCTAGAAATAGATCAGCTCGAGCGTGCTCGCAATGATGTTCAAGAACAACTCGAAAAATTTAAAGAAGAAGATTTCTCGAAACTCCCACCAGAACGACAGCAAGAGCTTATCGAAGCACAAACAAAAGACCAAGGAACTCTTGGCACCGCTCTCGGAGATATTCAATCAGAGTTAATCGACATGTACATCGAGAACATGTTGGATGTAGTTGGCGTTGATGAACTAATGTCGCACCTTGATAGATTCCCAGGTGGTCAATTAGTTCAGAGATATCTAAATCAAGTTGGATGTGCCTTTCAGGGCCTCCACAATCCTCCTGTGAAGTCTTTTCTTTCGACCCTATCGTTTGACCCTTGTGGAGATGGAAACATTGGCCTAGGCTTCCCAGAGCAGATAAAGGACTTTGATTTTAGGGCACTCAAGCCTTGGAGAAAAGACTTTCTCAAAATCTTGAGAAACAAATTTATCGATAAACTTGAAACAGTATTGACTCAAATCTTAGTCAAGATGATCGTAAAGCTAATTCAGACAGTCGATGATGCTTTGTGTAAACACATTAATAGTGTTGGCCAATTTTACTCTGGTCTCTTGACTGGTAACGATCAAGGTCTTGATGAAGCAGTGAAAGATGCTTTTTGTCCAGACGCCGATGAGGATCTCGACAAAATCAAAGAAAATCTATTCAACACTGCGCTTGGTAAAGGCGGCAGTGGACTTCAAGCTCCAAACACTGGAGCATATGATTGCTTGTTTCAAACTATGAATGCTACGATGTCAAAGCAAGAAGTCATTAATCTATTGACAAATACACCTTCGAACATGGACTCTAACGTAGTCACCAAGTTGTCTCAACTGGTAAATTCTAGATGCCCAGATTTGTCACCAGTTCTTGGAGACCCTCAAGACATTAAAGATTGCTTTGGCTCAATGCAAAAGTTTATTCCACCAGAACTTAGAGCGTTCTTGAAAGAACAAGCAACTGCAGTCCCAGAAGGACCAATCTTCGATTCAATCTGTTTAACTCAAGCAGAGCTTGACAAATGGAATAATGATCGAAAAATGATTTATCTAGGCAATGGTCTCGATGAAAAGACCGCTCAAGAGCTCGTAGATAAAGCTAATGCCCGTGCACTTGATGACCTAGGCACTGTGTCGGACATGCTTCAAAAAGGCCCTGAAGGGCTATTAGCGGAAGCGCTAGATGATCTTTTAAACCAATCCGATCCTGCATGCGAAACAGATCCTTCTGCGATAGTTTTGGAAGATGAAGACTTGGCTGCTGAGAAGCTTGATATGCTAAATGACTTCTACAAGTCAATCGAAAAGAAGTTTATTTCAGATCTTATTGAAGGCAAGCACTCTATCCTCAACAACATTCTCGTTGATACTGAGGGTAATCGATTCAATAAGCACGAAAGGCGAGCATCTCAGCCGTTTATCCGACCTAACTATGTCGACAACGAAGAGATGCTCGAGAGACGAAAAGATAGTTTTCCATTGCAAGTTGACGTTCCTGTTCTAGGAGGATTCCCTTATGATCTTGATAAAATGAAAGGCGAGTTCCCTGAAACAGTCGGTGGACGTTTACTGCAGAAAATGAAAAACATGAATCTCCAGTTTGACTCTAAGGCTAAAAATACAATCGTCATGAAGTTTAAAGACATTCAAGACGACCCAGATTATGAGAGCAAGCTTATTTACCGCATACTTCCGAGAAAGAATCCAACGCACTTAATAAAGGTCGATGAAACCTTTCATCGCAAAATGTCGAAAGAAGAAAAGAAGAAGCTTGGACTTGAGGGAATCAAGTTTGGAGCCGTTGAAAGTCCCAACTCAAGCCGCTTTAGAGTTAAAGACTTCTCCGCTCAAGACATGACGAATGAGATTGATTATGACGTGTTTAAAGATCACTTTAACGTCGAAACCGTTTTGTTCCGAAACTTTATGATGAAGAAAGCAAATGTCATCATGGGCAACTCGACTCTCAATAAGTTCGAGAAGATCGCTGATGCATGGAACCTTGACGCTTTGAATTTTGTTAGAAAATCGATCATTGAAAAGCCAAATGGAAAGACACCTGTTGGGTTTAATTTCGGTGCCGATGATCAGCAAAAAGTGACCTTTAAAGACATGCTCTACGTAAATCCAGAGGCGGATCCTGACGATAAATTGACGTGGGTTTACACTAAGCTTCCATCTGAAAAGGTGCTTGGGAAATCTGCGACGGAGAATCCAAGAGTTCATTTTTTGGATCCCGCAATTCATGGAGGATCCTATCTCTTTCCAAAAATCTACATTGAACCAGCGACTTACAATGGCTGGATGGGTATGATCAAAGCCTTCGTCCCAGAGATGGAAGTTTGTGAAGATGTAGATAATGGATTTTTACAAGTAAATGATATAGCTCGAAGAGCAAAGAAAGTCGAAGGATCTTTACCAGTTGACAAGCGCTTATCCCAAGCTCCAGAGTGTCGATTTGAAATCCCTTATGATCGACAATTGACACCAGCTAATCACGGAATCCTAGAGGGAATCATTATTGCTACATTGAGAACTTATGGAACAGAGTTTATCTTAAGAACAATGCCGATTTTAGGATCGATCAAACTTTCATTGGATAATTATGACGATTCTTTATTCACCATGATGGCGGATAAAATGGAACAAGAGTTCTTAGCTGATTCAGAATGGGAACTTAATGTCGTCAAGTCTTATACTTACTACTTGTTATTCTTAGAGCAATGTGTTCAAGTAGCGCAGAGACAAATTAAAGACGGATTGCTCGAAGAAACAGATGAGATGATAGCTGCAGCTGAGGCCTTAAATCGTGCTCAGATGAATTTCGAAAGAATCGAATCCATTTCGCCTGCTGATTTAGATCAAATAGCTAAAGGTTCTGCTATCGCAGGTTATAACTCTGAATGGGAAGAGAAATACAATAAGCCAGGCATCATTGCAAAGACGCAAAAGTACTTAAGGTTTCTGTCTAAGGAAAAGATTTCTTTATCTCGAAAACTTGCGGTCATTCATGATACTAAAAGTCATGCCCAAGTTTTCTTAGCCGCAATGTTAAGAAAAGAGATGGCAGGTTTGACAAAAAGAATTGAGCAAAATCTTCGTCCATTACCTCACGTTTGGGATTTGAAGAAATATGCTCTTTCTGAACAAGGAGTCTTGAGCTTCTCGGACATTAAATCTGGTAGAGCTTCTATTGAGGTCGAGGTTATCGAGGGAGCTTCAAAGCCGGCTTACGGTTCGATTATAGATTGCCCTAATAATAGAAATAACTCATCTTTTGGGTCTCGCGTGCAATCAGATTCTTTCCCAAATAAGGGCGTTATGTTCCTCGAAAAGTACATCAGAACAATCTCAAAGGATGAGGAAGAACAAGTTATGACAGTCAAAGAGTTCGAACAACTGATCACAGATCCCCAGCGATTCGAAGAGAACTCAAAACTATCAGACCATTTTGGAAATGCTAGCATTTTGAATGGAAAGTTCTATGGAACCATCGGCGTTAAGTTTGGAGTAAGATTAATTTATGTTCCGCACAATAATTCTGGGATAACATCAAATCTTGATTCATCCAAAGAAAGAGTTGGGAAAATTGGAAACTATCACCATATCCCCCTTGCTCACTATGAGCACGACGTGTTGGACAAGGCCATCAAAGACATCAACTTTGACGATGAAAACATGGGCGAAGATCTAAAATGTTATGTTGATAAGTTAGTGGAGACCGATGACTTCAAGTTTATGTTCGAGACAATTATTAAAACAACAACATTTTCTTCTTTATTTGGAATTTACTCTTATTATAACTTCTTTGAATCAATCGGACTCGGGCCTAATGAAGTAGATGAAGATCAACAGAAAAAAATAAAAGGAAAATGGAAAAGAAAGATCTTTGATGATGTAAAGAAAACGCTAAAGAAGCAGTTTAGATCAACTTATCGATCAGATGATGATGATTACGAAGGCAATAAGCAAGAGAAACGACAATTTGATGCCCAATGGTTGAGCAATTTGTTACCAGAGTCTTATATAGGATTAGATGGAAGTGTCCGTTGGTGGCAATCAGTGAGAATCGTAGATGTGAAGCCATTCGGTAAAGATGGTGAAGATTGTCTCAACGATTTTCAGAAACTTTTCAAGGATTAAATTATGTCAATTTCAATTATTTTCCCAATCGAAGTCGGAGACAATGGTCAGCCCGTGACAGGAACATCTAGTTCGCAGGTGACCTCAACATCTTTCGGTGCAGCATCTTATGCTGATTGGAGCCAAACGGATGCAATTAAGCAAAATTTAAAAATGCTTTTATTGACCAGATCAGGCGAATACGTTATGGACGCTAACTATGGAGTTGGACTTCAAGATTACTTGTTTTTACAAGAGCAGGAGATTGACACTGGAGCGTTGGAATCGCGGATAAGATCTCAAGCATCGGACTACATGCCTTACATAACAATTTCGAATCTAGCAGTAACTCTCGACCCTCTGAATTCAATGATGAGAATTCGCATCGAATTTTTCTACAATGAACTATCAATCCCAGAAGTTTTTGAACTCGAAGTTATTTAGGTCAAACTATTTAGTCTTTGTAGAGGGACCATTAAATGTCAAAACAAAAGAAAACACCTATTAAATACACCAGCAGAGACTTTGATTCGATTAAAGCTGACATCGTCGAGCACGCCAAGAGATTCTATCCGGAGCAATGGAAAGACTTCACAAAGGGAACTATCAACTCATTATTAGTCGATTCTGTCGCTTATGTGGGCGATGTTCTATCTTACTATCTCGACTATCAAACAAATGAATCATTTATGGACTCAGCAATTGAGTTCAACAATATTCGTAAGCATGCGAGATCCATGGGCTTTAAATTCGCAGGCTCAGCGAACTCTTATGGGTTCGTTTCTCTGTTTGTTCTTGTTCCATCGAACACCGATGGCACCGCACCTGATTTTAATTACATGCCAATCCTTCAGAAAGGATCTTCGTTCACCGCCTCATCGGGAGGAGTATTCACGCTCACAGAAGATGTTGCTTTCGATAATCCTATGAATGATATGGTCGCAGCCAAATTCGACCCTACTACAGGTCAAACTACACACTTTGCTATCAAAGCTGTTGGTCAAGTGGTCTCCGGAGTATTTTCGAGAATCACTGTTGACTTGACAAACTCTGCATTCGAAAAATTCAAAAAGGTTCGAATTGGAGACTCAACTATGAGTGAAGTTATTTCCGTGAAAGACTCCGATGGAAATACATACTATGAAGTTGACAATCTATCTCAAGAAGTTGTGTTTCGCGAAACAACAAATCGCGAAGCTGCAAATGAAGGTGTAAGAAGCATTTTAAAGCCATTTGTGGCAACCAGACGATTTGTCGTAGAGCAAGATGACACGGGAACCTATCTTCAATTTGGATTTGGATCCGAAGACTCTGAAGCCGAGGAGATCGCAGATCCTTCAAAAATCTTTCTTGAGATGCATGGAAAGAACTACATCTCGTCTCGGACATTTGATCCGTCGAAACTCATTGGATCAACAAAGCTTGGGATCTCACCAAGCGGAACAACACTTACAGTTATAGCCAAAGCAAATACAACTGATCTGTCGAGTGCAGCAGCAAACTCTATCACTTCGGTTGGAACAGCAAGAATGAAGTTTCCAGCAGAGATTAACTTGATAAGCTCAAAAAAGAACGCCGTAGTGTCTTCCTTAGAGCTTACAAACGAAGAGCCGATCATCGGTTCAGCCGAGAGAATGACAGGCGAAGAGCTAAAACAAAGAGCCAAGGGCTACTATGCTGCTCAAGGTAGAGCTGTGACTCGTCAAGATTATGAATCTTTAATTTACAATATGCCGAATAAATTCGGAATCATCAAGAGAGTGAGCGTGGTCAATGATCCCTCAGCAACCAACCGTCGAATGGCGATCTACGTAGTTTCGGAAGGTGCAGATGGAAAGTTAGCTGCTGCGAATGACAGACTTAAGCAGAACATTAAAAATTGGCTATCACAATACAAGTCTCTCAATGACGTTATCGACATCTATGATGCAAAGATTGTCAACTTTGGGGTCGACTTTAAAGTCACTATTGACCCGCAGTTTTCAAACGAAAACATTTTATCGCGATGCAACGCTGCAATCCGCAACTATTTCTCGAACCAATCTTACATCGGAGAACCAATTTACATCACAAGACTTTATGCAATTCTCTCAAAGGTCGAAGGAGTCGCAGACGTAAAGAAAGTTAATGTCTATCAGAAAACTGGTGGTGACTATTCAATGGTTAGAATGAACTTTAAAGAAGCTTTATCTCAAGATGGCACCTTTATCAAGACGCCGAAAAATGTGATCATGGAACTTAAATTTCCAACAACAGACATCAAAGGAGTATTGGTCAGATGATTAAACGTTATTATGCAACAAAGGACAACACAATTGCCAATGCTTTCAGAGAAAGCTTATCTACCGATAGTAAAGATGCAAACATGGGAGCCTCAGACATTCTCGAGGTTTTCTCAATCTATGGACAGGTTTTAGATGAGAACGATGTCTATTCTCTCGAAGAAGCACGAATTCTTATTGAGTTTGACATCTCGCAAATTCAAGCCGACATTTCTGCCGGAACTCTCAAAAACACCGCAAGCTATTATCTCAGATTGTTCAATGCTCCGCACGGCCGAACTCTTCCGATGAATTTTCAACTTGAAGTAGACACAGTTACCACAGCTTGGGAAGAAGGCACCGGTCTTGACATGGAAGACTATAGAGACCTTACTTACAACAAAGGGTCTAGTTGGAATGAATCTGGTGGTGGAAACACATGGATAACCGAAGGTGGAGACTTCACAGGGACGCCTCTCACAGTGGATTTTGACGAGGGTTACGAGGATCTCTTGGTCGATATTACTGCATTTGTAAATGCTTGGCTAGATGGCTCTGTTCCTAATCACGGTCTCATAGTTAAACTACCAGCAACAGCAACAGCGGAGAGTCGCTCATACTACACAAAGATGTTCTTTGCTCGAGGAACAAGCAACTTCTTCAAAAGACCTATTATTGAAGCACGTTGGGATTCTCAAACCACTGATCATCGAAAAACTTTTCTTTCCGATGTCTCAAACAATATCCGTCTTTATAATGAAGTCCGAGGTCAATTGACAAACCTTCAGGCACCAGTTACTGTCAAATTCTACGAAGAGCTTGGTGGAACAGAGATTTCTGCCACGACAACAGTTACTCCTCTCGAAACAGGTGTTTACGAGGCCTCTACGACCCTTTCAACGACTGCTGACACAATCTACGACGTTTGGTCCGCTGACGGAACAGAAGTCGTCACAGGCTCAATTACGGTCCTCTCACAAGCACCTTCTGGAACACCGAGCGTAAGTGACCTTGTGGTCTCTGTTTTGAACAAGCAGGATGTCTACTATTCCGGTCAAACTTCTCGCTTTTATTTTTACATTCGCGAAAAGGGCTGGTCTCCGAACATTTACACTGTAGCAACATCGAGACCTGATTCAAAGGTTTATGACAATCTTAAATTTAAAATATCCAAAGTCGTCACAGATGAGGTTATCTTCGACTATGACATGACTGATGGATCAACCACTCTATCTTATGACGCAAACGGGAACTTTTTCGATCTTGACAATAGTCTGTTAGAGCCTAATTATGTTTACGAAATCAAGTTGGCTCTATTTAATGTAATGACTAAAAGTTATCAAGAGCTTCCTTTCAAACATAGATTCAGAGTGGTAAATAATGAGTATTAAAGATTTATTCGGCAAGACTTCACCTAGTCTCGAAGACACTGTCCAAGACGTTGAAAGCGTCGCATTTGTAGAAGAAAAAACCAAAGCGGATCAAACTTATCATCCGCAAATCGATTTCTCAGATCCCGAGAACTTCGTTTACTATGGTTCAGCTGAGCTTTACTACGATGCTGCAATCCGTCGAATCTATGAAGACTACCCTTATGATGGTTCGAAAGCTGAGCAAATTGCATTTCAAGAATCGGCAACCGCTTTAGAACGTTGGGTGTTTGAGAACAAGTATCCTAAGACGACAGGACACATTCAGCTTGGAACAACCGGTGACATTACTGGTGTTAGTGGCCCATGGGCTAGCACTGCGACACCAGAATACATTAAGGTCTGGGGAGGCTTACACACAGATCCTGCGGCAAATAGCCTTAAAGGGCACTTTCAATCGTCTGCCAAATATGATCCAGAAAACAATAGAAATCAAAATTGGAACTGTGATTTCACAGAAGGTGCAACAATAGAGTTTTGGTTGAAAAAAGATTCTTTCGACATTGGATCTCAACCTAGAGAAGTTATTGTTGATCTATGGAATTCTAAATCTTCGACAGCACCAGATTATGGAAGATTGATAATAGCTCTTATAGCTAATTCCGCAACAACAGGTAGTATCGTTATAACGTTCGCAGGGCAGACCGTAACGATCACTTCGCCTATAGACTTTACATCTTGGGCTCATTATGCATTTTCTTTCAAGGAAAACTCGAGTGGCGTCGAGGTAATGATCTACATCAATGGAGAAGAGATAAGCGATTACACATACACCTTTGTTTCTGCTCCAAACCAGTTTGATGGTAAGATTGATGGATTCATTGGATCTCTTCAAACAACGGATAACAACGGCGATGGTGGCCTAGGATATGGAAAGCTATCGGCTCAATTGGACGAATTCCGTTTCTGGAAAACCAAGCGAACTTCACGACAAATCAAACTAAACTGGTTTAATGCTATCGGCGGAGGAGCCAACACTGACGACGCAACATCTAATCTCGGAGTTTATCTTAAATTCAATGAAGGTATCATTGGGAATAGTGCAACAGATTCTGTTGTTCTCGACTATTCCGGCCGATTGGCCAATGGTGTCTGGGTTGGCTATCCCGGCTCTTCGGCTAGATCTACAGAATCCGCAATGGAATCATCTGGTTTTACCGAGACTCCATCTCCAATCATTTATAAGGAACATCCGTCCGTCTCAGCGTTAATCTCTGAAATGCAAACATCTGGGTCTGTTTATGACGCAGACCGCGGTCAATCATTCTTCCGTTCAATGCCGACATGGCTTCAAGAAGAAGACAACGGCAACCTTCGTTTATTCTCGCAGATCTTGGCTTCCTACATGGATACGCTCCACGTTCAGATCAAAGAATTAACCGAACTTAAAACAAAGCGCTATCCAATGGACGGCGTGAAAGCCTCAACGTTGGCAGCAGATCTTTTGAAAGATAAAGGGTTTATGCTCTCGAACATGTTCGAGAACAACGAAGTTTATGAAAAGCTTGCATCGGTGAACCTTCAAGACGCTCAATTTGAGACCGAGCTTCACGAAATCAAGAACATCATTTACACAAACATTTACAACAATCTCGAGAAAATCTATAAGTCTAAAGGAACAGAGTCATCGATTCGCAACCTTATCAGATGCTATGGGATCGACGATGAATTGGTAAGACTTAATCTTTACACAGACGGCGGAATTCAATACTTTACCGATAAGTCTCGAGAGACATCTGTCAAAAAGAAATACGTAAATTTCAATCATCCAACTCGATTTGAAGCAAGCATTTATCAAGTTGCTTCTCCATCTAATTCAAATTCATTCATTTCAAGCGCCGTAGATGCGTCTAGAAACGCTTTTACATTAGAAGCGGACATAGTGGTGCCCTACAAGAAAGAAGTCGATGAAAAAGGCTATTTTGCCACTCCATTCCTATCTTCTTCTGTGATGGGATTTCATGAGGCAGCAGCTTTACCAACCGATTTCAGTTGGCAACTAAATGGAAACGATCTGCAAGTCTATCTTGTTCGAGATTCTCTAGGCTCCAAGCATGCCAAGTTTGTTATGCGCAACCTTGCCGGAACCATCAATGAAGAGTCAGATTATATTTACGACATTTACGAGAACGAACATTACAACGTTGCTCTTAGAATCAAGCCGCAAACCTATCCGTATGCCGGTGTGTCACCAACTGCGACTCCTGATTATGACATCGAGCTTTATGCTGTCACTACAAACTTCGGAGAAGTTGAAAATGAAGTTTTACTTTCTGTGACACTTCCTTATGCTACCGGCTTGGCATTGATGAATGCTTCGAAAAGAGTCTATGCTGGTGCGCACGTTGAAGACTTCTCAGGCTTAATTCAAGAGCAAACAGATTTACAAATCGGCAGTGTCCGCGCGTGGCTTGATTATCTAGATAACGACGAAATCCTACAACACAATAAAGATGTTTTAAATTACGGACAACGCTCATCTATTGACGGGTCAAACCTATTCATCATCGACAATGTTCAAATCCCAACTCAAGATCTTTCAATTTTAAACTGGGATTTCGATACGGTAGCAGCAACAGATGCCGTCGGCCAGTTTGAAGTTGAAGACATTACCTCTGGCTCTACCGATACAATCTACGGTTGGATCGATGACATCATCCGCCGAGAACATAAGGCTAGGGGCTCTGATTTTGCTTCTAACGACTCTTCGATCATTGACTATGAGTTCATCCAATCCTATAAGAAACAGCTCCCAGAAAGCGCTTATGACGCTCAGAACATCTATGTTAAAGGAGACCAAGAGATCAACTTCTCGGATGATGACGATGTCAGCGACAACTTATTTATCATGGAGAAATCTCCTGCTTCGCTAATCTCAGAAGAGATGCTTAAATCATTCTCGACAACTTTGGAGTTTGCGAACTTGTTTACAAGACCAGTCGAACGCTTCCGAGTTGAATACAAAGACTTAGCAAGAGCAAGACAACTATTCTTCAACAAAGTCGAAAGCGACATGGACTTTGATCGCTTCTTCGAATACTTTAAGTGGATCGATTCAAGCATCTCCACAATGGTGAACCAACTAATTCCAATGTCTGCGAACTTTGCTGGTGGTATTGTTGACGTTATTGAGCCTCACATCCTCGAAAGAGATAAGTATCAACGTCAAGTTGGACTATTAAACACGGTTACATCGACTGAAGCTTCGATTCGAGGAGTTCAAGAGCTTAAGTACAACTGGAGAGTTGGGCATGCGCCATTATCCGGAGACGAAAACGAAAACTGTTTGTGGCAAAAAGAGCGCAAAGAACACCCAGTCGACAAGCCGGAAGAGGAAACTATTAGACAAGTTCTAGTAACGCAGAACGCATTAACTGCTTCAAATCCTGTCAACTTATCCGGAAGCACCGGAGTCTATGCTGGGAACACTTATGCAACTCGCAGATTGTCGAGACCTTACACGTTAGACATTGGATTCAACAACTCAATCCACGGTGGCATTAACTATTCTCTAAACAAAGATAGAGATATGATCACTCCACAGATTGCCGTGGGCAATGCATCTGCTGCCGGAATTCCACAAAACGTTGTTCTTGTCGGAGCTGGTGTCGGAACAGGAACAACGCCAGAGCCTGTCTGCATGGATGAGTTTGCACCGGAAGAACTAAAGAAATTTAAATATGATGGATTCGCCATTCTAGGACAAGAAGCGAGCCTGATTACATTAGAGCCCAATGGGGACAGCAGCCAATACCTTTATCGACAAAAGATTTCCAAGATCATTCCCGGAAACATTATGTCGAGCAGCGTTAATACAGGCTACTCTGCCATGATCAACAAGGCTGGTGCCGACGGTGGTTTTGGAGAAGGCTTGGATGTAGTTAACCTTCACTCTGACACAACCGATATTACTAACGAAATTTCAATCCAAGGACCATTCACACAAGAGCATGTTGGGGGTAGACAAGCAAGGCACATTCATTACATGAAGGGTTTCGACCCGACTCTTGGGAGAATCAAGAATGTTTACGTAAGACCTGAAGCATGGAACATCTACTTAGCAGAGCTGGATGCAGAAGGGGACGGCGCTCTCGGATTCACAACACCAGACTATTCTATCGGTGTTTTGGATTCAGATTCAGAAAAGGCAACTCTTTATCGTGAAGAGCGAGCAAAGCGACCAGTAAACATCAAGAACATTCAGACGATCATCGGGACTGGTTCACACGG